ACTCGGCTGTGCGTTCTACATTCCGTGGAACCTCAAGCAACCAACCGCAGTTAACCCTACGTTCCTTGACTAACTTTTGAAGGGAGAAGCCTCATGGCGATTGACAAGAATATGGTTGATACCGAAATGCAAACGATGGCTGAAAAGCTGGCGTTTGAGATTTTCAAGACTACGCCTCACTCTGCGGGAAATGCGGAAAGATGCGCCATTCAATCTTTTCGAGCCGCGAAAGCGTTCCTGGATGTTTCGGCACAAATCAGCTCAAACAGGCTGAACATTTTTGCGATTGACGAAAATCCGTTGGATGATGCTCATGCTCCGAACCTGACCAAGACCAGCCCCATTAACTTGATGTCAAAGGAATGGGGTTCTTTGGAAAAGGTCAAGAAGGCCATGAAAGACCTGCAAGACAATCCAACGGCGACAACTTACGAAACTTACGGTTGGGGTCCATCGGAAGTAGCGCAAGCCAGATCCCTGTTCCCGGCCAAACTCGAAAAACTTGGAAAGGCGTAATTCATGGCGATCAATTCGGCGGGATGGCAAAATGCCCAAGAAGCACTCAGGGGAACGACAGCTCCGTCGTTTTCGAGGGTGTGGTGGGTTGACTCAAGCGCCACTTCAAATGGAGCAACCGGAGGGTACTACCCAAACTTTCCGGCGAACACGCTAACGGTTGCTCAGTCGCTGACAACTGCGGGGCGAGGTGACGTAGTGTACGTTGGCCCGTCTCACGCGGAGTCGGTTGTGGGCGCTGCGGGTATCACGTTGTCGGTTGACGACGCGTTCTATATTGGCCTTGGGACGGGATTAGCTCGTCCAGTAATTACGTTTTCCACATCAATTGCTGCTCAAATGGTGATTTCCGGCAGCGGGATTGTCATTCGGAATATGGTATTTGACTGCACTGGAATTGATGCAATTACTGCTGCGATCAAAGTGACTGGTGCAAACGTAGCGTTTGAAGACTGTGAATTCATCACCAATACCGGCACTGCGGGTTGTGTTCTTGGGATTTTGACTGCCGCAACGGCAACGCGATTCCGCGTTGAGCGATGTCGGTTTACTGGTCCTGCGGTTAATTCTGGAACGACCACGACCGCACAAATCAAGCACGAAGTCGGTGCGGATTATGTCATCAAAGACAATTACTTTGCTGGCAAAACAACCAATGCTATTTTGAATGCTACAACGGTTCTTCGCGGACTGATTGACAACAATCGATTTGTGACCACAGGAACTGCTGCAATCAACATGGCAGCGGCATCAACCCCGTTTATCACGAATAACCGAATCAACGTGGCAAGCGGAACTGCTCCGATTGTTGCTGCTGCTGGATTCATGGCTGGAAACGTGTACTCTGCTGCTGCTGGCGTTACTGCCGGAACCGCAGCTACGTTCTAAGGTGTAATATGGCTTTGACAACGCTTGCGTCCGTTAAAGCTCAGATGGGCTTATCGTCCGCTGACACGAGCAAGGATACGCAAATCAAAGCTTTGATTGATGGCGTGTCCTCGTACGTTAAGCAGCAACTCAATCGCGATATTGAAGCCACGGATTATGTCGAGTACCAGTCGGGCGATGGATCTGCCCACCTGGTACTTCGACAATCTCCGGTAATTTCTGTTACATCGGTTTGTTATGACAATGCAGGGTATTTTGGCGATGGCCCCAACGCATTCCCAGCGGCCAACAATCTGACGCAAGGCGTCGAGTGGTGTTTACTTGATGGGTTAAACCACAAGGGCGGACCGGGAATTTTGCGGCGAATCGGATCGGTCTGGTACGGCAGGCCGTCACGATTCACCGGGACCGTTGCCAATCTTCCCCCAATCCCGGCAGGCAATTTTAAGATTGTTTACCGGGCAGGATACGAAGTGATTCCACCAGTGATTGTGATGGCTTGTAATAGTTTGGTTTCCAGCATGATCATGCAAGCGTCGGTCGGAGGCGGGGCGTCGAGTCTTGGATACGAAGATGCTTCGGTTTCGCTGTTTGATCCGATGACCGCAGCGAAGCAATGGGGATCTTACTCTCACATGCTGTCTCAGTTCCGTTCAATTCCAGTCTGAAAGGTAGTGGATGCTAAATCGTGCTATCGCTCGCGGATTGATGGGGATTGTTCCCGAGAGATTCACAGCAACTGTAACCCTACTACCAGAGTCAATATCTCCAACGGTCTTGACGTGCTATCAGTGCTGGTTCAAGCCAGTCAACGTCACGTTCTCGACGTATGGAAACGTGGCGATTCAAGGTGATGAGACGCTTCTAAAAGTCCCAGATGATCAATTAAATCCCGCAAACAATGGCCGCGAAATTCGGCCACGAGATCTTATCACGGTAGATGGAATTGGCTACAATGTCATTTCTGCCAGATTGATGTCGGTCAGAACGGTATGGGAATGCCTCGTCAGAAAGTCGATTGTGTAAAATGGCTGGAATCTCCAATCACTTTGACACCCTCACTGCGATTAAAGCGGTGATTGACGGATTGGCGTTGACTGGATTGACGGGCGGAACGGTAATTCAGGAAGTTCCAAATTACTTAGACCAAGCACAGACGTTACCGTTCATTTCCATCAGCCCATTTGGCCCGGAAAAGACGGGTGACGAACTCAACGATCGCGACGGTTGTTATTATGGCGTACTGGTGGCAATCATCGCCAAGCGATTGGTAACGGATTTAGAGCAACGGCTTGGATGGAGGCAATCCATTCGAAGAAAACTGAACAATACCGCGATTTCAGGATTGGGGCAAAACTACAATTTGCTGGTCGAGCCGCAAAATGCCGTAGAACTTAGGGCGTTCTTTGATCGTAACATGTTCGTCAGCAGCATTATGGTTCGAGCGTATTTCCAGGAGCCACGAACATGACTGACACCCTGAGTATATCGGGAGAAATGTTCGCAGATGTTGCGGACGTTGTTGAGAGAACAGATTACTCATCGTTGCTTCGAGAGTTTCGATACTCGATTGCCAGCGAAAAATCTGAAATGTTCGAGAACCAGTCGGATGTTCACGGAAAACCATGGGCGACGTTGGCACTAAGCACGATTCTGAAAAAGGGCCACGATACAATCCTAGTGGAAACGGGGGCACTCAGAACCTCGCTGGTAGACGTGGACGGCGAGGGGAATTTTAATGAGGTTGATTCACACAGTTTGACGTACGGATCGCTTGTGCCGTATGCTCTGGTTCACGAATCTGCGTACGGAAATCGGCCAGCAAGACCGACGTTGGGAATCAGCGCAGAACTTATGGCGGAATTTGAACAGAAGGTACTTGACAGAACGATTGAAGAGATGAATAAATCGTTGGAGCAAGTGCAAGATACGACGGTTTGGAATGTGCCACTTCCGCCAGCGGGTGGAGGATGGAACTTCAATTTGCCGTCAATTTTCGGGAGCGGCTGGAATTTCAAGCTACCTTAATTGAGAGAATTATGAACGTGAACAATTGCCAGATCGTCAGCGTGCCGGACGATTCAAATAAGGAAGGATTTTCTTCGACTGTGCGTCGAGGAGACATTCTTCGAGGTCCATTCAAGACAATTCCCGAAGCTATTCAGTGTGCCCAATCGTGGGATCAGACTGAATCGCAACCCATCCCGGAATCCTCGCCAGTAACAATCCAAACAGAAACGGAACAGCATGACTGAATCAATGGGTTATCTGGCGGCACTTGCAATGCAGCCATACGCGAATCTTGCGGCAACAACGACTTTTTCAGCATCGTCAGCGCGACTTGAGTTTTACAATCATGATTTGAAAGAATCAATTGATTTGATTCAAGACGACGGACTTCGAGGCACTCGGACGCGAGCCAGCGAACGACTTGCTCTTGGAAACATTAAGATTGGTGGTTCGATTTCGTTTGAGCCAACTCCAGCGGAACTTCAATTGTTAATGCCGTTCATTCTTGGAACAGCATCCGCATCGGGGTCGTATGTCGTGGCAGACACCCTTCCAAATCTTTATTTGCTGGGGGATTTCGTCAACAAATGCGTGACGTTCACGACGAGAGTTACGAAAGCAACATTCAGCGGATCGCCAGGTCAAAAGATCAAGCTGAACCTGGATCTTGTCGGAACAACGATCGGGACAATAGCGGCGCCAAACGTCATTCAGGCCGCAGGTGTGTTTGCGGCGGCAAACATCCCTGCAATGGACCTCACGGTTCGTCCGTACATGTTTTACGACATGGGAAGCGGAATCACAATCAACGCAATTTCGTATGCGGTAGACAAGTTTGAGTTGTCGATCGACAACAAGATTGAGCCAACGTACATGCAGGGTCAAACCGCCACGGACCTTGAGCCAACCGATCGAGTTATCACGCTCGGAATTCAAACCAAATACACGTCAACGGAATCTGTTCTTCAGACCGATACGCGAGCAGGTACGGCACGAGCGGCGTCTGTTGCGTTTACTAACGGGGCAAGCGTGTTCTCGTTTACGTTTGGGGCATTGGTAGCAATGCCCGAAACTGTTACAGTACCTGGGCGGCAACATTTGCGATTGCCGCTCAACTATCAAGCGTACGGTCTCTCGACAACAAAGGAAGTTGTCGTTGCACTGCCCGCGTAACCCTTGGGGAAAGACATGACCAGCTATATTTCAGACGGCTACACACGAGACGACGGCTACATTGCTGCCGCGCCAGAGGAGTCGTCAAACGGCGAGCGGTTGTATGAATCGCTTGAATTCACCTATCGGCCAGCAACAAGAATGGAACTGGTCCGACTTGATGCAGAAGTGGAGTTTGCAACAAAAAGCAAGGAGTTTGATCCAGAGTCCGTGATTCGTGCGGAGAAGATTGCTTGCAAGTTTATTGCCAGCAAAATCATCTCGTGGAACCTGATGAGCGTTGGGATTCATCCTGTTCCAGTGTCGGCGGAAGCACTTGAGCGAATGAACCCTTATTTGTTCGGGAACCTGTACCGAATCATTCGAGGATCGCAAACCAGCGACATCAAGCCAAGCGTACTGTCAAAGCCATCGGACGAAGATCAAGTAAAAAACTGACAACGGGGGTGCGATTAAAGATATTGCATCCCGAAGTCGCTGACAGGAACTGCAAACATTGTTTGGTGTATCAGTTTGACGACAAAACGGGAGAGTTGCAATTTGGGCGTGATGGAAAACCGGAACTCAGATTGCTGAATTCCGGCCCTTCATTTCTTGCAGCGTGCAGAGATCCGAGTCGTGGATGCCCAAAAGGAACTCCTGAGAATCCAAAAACCTTGTCAATCGACAATCTGAATTGCTTGCAGCATTACAAAGAATGCGAAGCGGTTGGGCAATTCCCTGATGATGCGGTTGTTCGCAGGAATGCAGCAGTCATCAAAAGCGTGTTGGATTCTTGCGACAAGTCCAAGGCTAAAGATCAAATGAACCTGATGCTTAGGGCGATTGCCAAATGTCTGCCACAATAAAAGATATTATCATTCGGATTGCCGCAAGCGGATCGGCGGAAGCGGCACGTTCAATAAATGCCGTAGCGGCAAGCATTCAGGGGATCAGTCGAGTTGCAGGATCGGTAAACCAAGGAGGAAACGCATCTGCGGGAGTTGCAACCCGAGCGGCAGACGCGGCACATCGGGCGACCGCTAGGGCAGTTGCCGCAGAGCAAGCCGCAAATGCTGCGTTTGCTCGTTCGCTAACATTAACATCAAACGCAAATATTGCGCAGCAAGCGATCGGACCAGCAGAACAAGCCAGAATTGCGGCAGAGTCACATGCCAGCAATCTTGGTGCGGCGAGTGCATCGGCACATCGAGATTTGCAGCGAGCACGCGGAATCGTCACAACTCATCGAAATCGAATGCTTGCGTTGCAAGGACAGCTTCTTCACGCTACTGGGCCGCAGAATCGTGCTCAATTGCAGCGAAGAATCGCATTGACGCGACATGCAAGAAACCTTGCACAAGCAAACGTGGGCGTTCACGCAGGGATCGCAAGGCAAGCAACTCAGGCACATCAAGCTGCAGCGCGGACCGCACGCCAAGCGGCGAGACGCGCTCGCGTTGCACGGAGAACGTATGGCGATCTTAGCACACAGGCCGCAACGGCAACCGCAAGGGCAACAGCCCTCGGGAGCAGGGCAACCGCATTAGGGGCAGTGGCAGACACAGCAACTGCCGATGCGCAATCTGCGGCAGCGGCGGCACGCAACGCAGCGTTAATGCAAAGTCTTTCGAACCCATTGATTATGTTGACGGCAGCAGTCGTCGGCGGCTATGTGGCATGGAGAGAACTTCAAGTACATATAAACGCTCTGGGTCGTGAGATGGCACACATCAACACGACCGTCATTGGCGTTCGGGCTGAGATAACCGCAGGCGACACGATCCGTAATGCCAAAATGGGGTTGCAATTATCAAATACAACGACGCGATTCGACGATTCATCACAATTGAGGGCATTCACTCAAGAGAATCGAGGCAACACGGAGTCCCGCATTCGGGCAGAGCAAGCAGTGTCCACGCGAGATTATGCTGGCCGACAAGAGATTCGAGAGCGAGAAGAGCGCCAGCAGTCGATTGTTGAGCGAGGAAACGAAGCAAGGTTCAAAACTGCAAATACAGCAACTCAACAGGCTGAATTAGACAAAGCAAAAAAGCAGTTTGCCGAAGATAAGGTGGCAAGCAAGGATGCGTTCGACAGAAAGATTTCGGCACTGAATAAGGAGAAACTTGAGTCACCAAAATTAAGCCAAGGCGCAACTGCTGCAATGGGGGCCATGGGGGGCGCGTTGTCGTTAACGCCATTTGGCGGATTAACAAGTGCGGCGATTGGGGCAACGATTGGCGGGTATGCTGCACCATCTCTTGGGGCTGACGTCGCGGCGATTGCAGGCGGGGGAATGACAACGTCACAAGTTGGAATCCACAACGCAAAACTTGACGCCGAGGGGCTTCGAGAGCAACTTGAGAGAAAAAAACAACTTGCAAAAGAATCGGAGATTGACGCTGGGTTTGCCGCAAAATCAGTTGAACTTGGGCGAGACAAATCAAAGTCTCTTGCGGAACAATTGAACACATTGCGGGAAGCCACGAAAGAGGCCCGAAAAAACTTTGAGCAAGATAAAGAGAAGATTGCCGAGAATCGCAGGACGGTCGGGGGAATGACACCTGGCATGAGAACGCGAATGAAAAACATAGAAGCCAAGCGACTGCGGATGATGCAGCTTGGAAACACGGAAACATTCAACCAATCGGAATTGGAACTGCCAGTCCCTGAGGGCACAAAAGTCGCAGCCGCCATGAGAAAGCAGCGGGAGCAGCAAGGGCTTGAAGGCGGAAAAGATATTCTTGAGCAAGACATTGATATCAAGAAATCCGAAGCTGAAGCAAAGGCTACTGAGGCAGCACAATCGGCGGAAGAACCAGATCTTGTTAAACAGATTCAAGAAACCGGGGCAAAAGAAGAGACGCAAGTCAAGGAGTTGATCAATACAATTAAAAACTCGTACATGGCGACAAAAGCATTTGATGATTTAGAGGCAACATTCAAAGCGTTGGATGAAATCATTAAATCGCGAATCGCAGCGTTGAAGAGGTGGGTGTAATGAGATTCTTTTACGGTGGATACGTTCACGAATCAGCCGAAGTCAACTTTTCAGCCATTTCTCGCGTCGTGTTGTTTTCCGCGACTCAGCGAGCAAACATTCTGCAAGAAACGTGGAGCATGCACGGAAAGATTGTCAAGCAGGGGGCAAACTCTCAGTCGGAGATTTTCAATGCACTCGCAAACATGCGAGCAGCGTATTCCGTCAACGGGCATTCAGCCGGGATGCTGGACAACAACGGCAACAGAACTCCGTTCTTTTTTGACAATTCGCGTGCGATTGGCGGCGTGATTGTGTTGAATCCAATTTCCCACGAACAGATGCAAGGAGCTGAATCGGTGACGTATTTGCGATTCACGTTTCAGTTGCAAATGGATTCGTTTTTGTCGGCTCCTGGAGATATTCTTGAGTACAGTGAGCAGCTTCAGTTCAGCGATAACCAAGGTCTCCCGCTGCAAGTGGCCCGAGTTCCGATTTCCGGACAACCGATCATTCAAAACGTGTCTACGGCTTCGTTTTATTACGCAACTCAAAGCGGAACGGCAAAACTGCGAACGCCCAATCCAAATCCCGAACCGCCGCTCTTTCCAAACTCATTTTCTGGCGAAGACGGTTCTCGTCAAGTAACGTACACTTCGCCCAAGATGATGCGTGGAGTTCCAGTTGAGTACGGAGTCAATTGGTCGTACAGATTCCGAAGCGCAACACCGTTGTTTTCTTCTGTTCATGTGAGAGGTTGATTATGGCAATTAAACGATGGCTTGGAAACGCAGCGGCGGTTTCAGATATTTGGACGGTTTCACTGTCGGGAACGGTTGTTAGTCAAACGTATACCGTCACGATCAACGCAAAGAACATTACGTTTGTTGCGGGATCTTCCGATACCGTATCGACGATTTTATTGGGATTGCAAACAAGCCTTTCGGCGGTCAGTCCAGTTCCTCCGGTTGAGTTTACGGAGTTGACGTACGCGGCGTTGCCAATTGGGGGACCGTACACTTCATTGGCAATGACGGCCACAACTGCCGGAAACCCAGTCACGGTCAGTGTATCAACAAGCGGGGCGGCAACATTCACAATCGCGAATACGACCGTAGCAACAGGACCAACATTTTTTAATGCGGCTGCGAACTGGTCGGATGCAGCGGCGCCAGTAAACAACGATACGTTTGTTTTTGACAGCGGTTCGGTTTCATGCCTGAACGGATTAAACACCGGATTAACAGGATGCACAACAATTGTTGAACCAGGATATGCGGGTTCAATTGGGCGTCCGTTTATCAATTCAAACAACGCAACGACATACGCGGAATACCGAACAACCAGCTTGACGTTTCCTAGCGGCACATCAACCGCAAGTATCAACAGTCCATCAATTCAAAGATGCAAATTGGCATTTGGCACAAGCACAGCCACGGTTCGAATACTCAACACGAGCATGTCACGGCCAGATGCTGGAATTCCAATTGTGCTAATTTCTGGCGGTGCAAGCACGAGCGAACTTGATATTACAAGGGGAGACGTGGGGTTGGCGTTTTACCAAGGGACTGTCGCTACGTTCCCAGTCGTCAAAACGGGATACGCAAGCAATGCATTGACGGACGTTTCGCTGTTGGTAGGAAAGTCGGCGACACTGACGACAATCACGAAAAACGGCGGGTATTTGCGACTGCAATCCAATGTCACCACGATTACTCAGGGGACTGCGGGCGGGACCGTAGACTTCATGGATTCAGTGACGGCTACAACCGTAAACGCGTACGAGGGGGCAATCAACGTCCAGACTGCCGGTGCAATCGGGACGATCAATGCGTATGATCAAGCGACCATTAACTTTGATCTTGATCCTCGTGCAAAAACCATCACCAATCCAATCAATGTCTATTCGTCGTCGGTGACGATTAAAGACGCTCAGAAGTCGGTTAACTCAGGAACATTGTCGCTGAATGTGAATGGGGCAACGTCGGTCAATGTGTCGCACGGGGCAAACACGACAATCGTCTACACTTGATCGGGGGGATTGAATGGCACTTGATAACTTTGGTTTTGCATCATACCCAGGCATTGAGGCGTTTGAGTCATTTGAGTTTTGCGATACAAGCGGCGTGCGTGCGGCGGTTGGGTCAATGAAAGTGTTCCCTCAGTACGGATTGCCGGACGAAAACGGTGACATTGTATTGACGTACAATCAGAACACGATCGTTTTAAAGAACTGCCATATTGATTCAATTCGGTATGTGGCTGGGTCCGGTGGCCAGATTTGTGAAGTTCGGTTTCTGGATGAACGATGGGCGTGGGAAGATGCTTCGATTTCCGGAAAGCACAACTTTCGTCTGCCAAATAACGCAATCATTCCATATCGAGAAAAGACTCCGCAGGAACTCGTTACGCTTTGCTTCAAGGCTCTTGGGGTAACAGTGTTTGATGTTTCAAATCTGCCCAATGAAGCACGCCCTGAAGTTGATTGGGACCATTCAAACCCAGCCCAAGAAATGGAACGGATTTGCCACGAACTTGGATGCCGAATCGTTCCAGTTCGATCAATCGGAGGATGGAAAGTCGTTGTGATTGGCGAGGGCGAGGATCTTCCAGATTACCCGGCTCAAGACGCTGGCGAAGGGATTGACCCGCAGGAAGTTCCAGACTACATCAAGATCGTGTCTGCGCCGATTAAGTACCAGGTCAGTTTGCCACTGGCGGCAATTGGAAAAGAC